GCAATGGAACGATTGAAGACGTGTCATGGGTATTGTAAGTAATAAATATTTATTGGTATAATAAAACACAAGAATGGCAGATCAAAATCCAGGTTTATTTAGTAGATTAACAAGATTGTTTAGCACAGATGTTATCATCAGAAATGTTGGTGGCAATCAATTAAAAACAATCGATGTAGATAGAATTCAAGCCTACGGAAACGTAAAGACAAATGCACTTATAGATAGATTCACTAAGTTACATAGATACGGAGCTAATATGCCGTATAATCCAACTATTAATTACCAAACATTGCGTATTCAGTTATACACTGATTATGAAGCAATGGATACAGAATCTATTATAGCTTCAGCATTAGATATCATCGCTGATGAATCTACATTAAAAAATGAAACAGGCGAGGTATTACAAATTAGAAGTTCTGATGAAAATACACAACGTATTTTGTATAATTTATTCTATGATATATTAAACGTAGAATTTAATTTGTGGTTATGGATTAGAAATATGTGTAAGTATGGTGATTTTTATTTACACTTAGAAATTGCAGAACAATTTGGTATATATTCAGTAATGCCATTATCAGTTTATGATATGGTTCGTGAAGAAGGTAATGATCCTCAAAACCCATCAAAAGTAACATTTAGAATTGATCCATCAGTAATCGCAGCGGGTGGTATTAACAATCGTTTGAAAGATAAAGATGGTAAAATACAATTTGAAAACTATGAAATAGCGCATTTTAGGCTATTAACTGATGCTAATTACTTACCTTATGGGCGTTCGTATATAGAGCCTGCTCGTAAAACTTATAAGCAGTATGTGTTAATGAAAGATGCGATGTTATTACACCGTATCACTCGTGCCCCGGAAAAACGCGTATTTAGTATTAATGTTGGTAATATACCACCACATGAAGTTGATGGATACATGCAGAAGTTGGTTCAGAAAATGAAGAAAACTCCATACATGGACCCACAAACTGGTGAGTACAATTTAAAGTACAATATGCAGAACTTAATGGAAGATTTTTACATTCCAGTACGTGGTAATGATACAGCAACTAAGATTGATACAATTAAAGGATTAGAATATAATGCGATTGAAGACGTTGCGTTTTTACGTGATGAAATGTTAGCTGCTCTTAAGGTGCCTAAAGCATACTTTGGGTTTGAAAAAGATTTACAAGGTAAAGCTACATTAGCTGCTGAAGATATTAGATTTGCTCGTACAGTTGAACGTATTCAACGTATTGTATTATCTGAATTGTATAAAATTGCATTAGTGCATTTATATACACAAGGATATGATGGTGCTTCTTTAACTAATTTTGAATTATCATTAACAGTTCCATCAATAATCTACGAACAAGAAAAGATTGCATTATGGAAAGAAAAAGTTGATTTAGCTAAACAAATTCAAGATACTAATTTACTACCTTCAGACTTTATCTACCACGATATATTCCAGTTTAGCGAAGATCAATATGACGAATATCGTGATTTAGTAGTTGAAGATAAAAAACGTACATTCCGTTTAGCTCAGATTGAAAATGAAGGTAATGACCCAGCCAAAACTGGTAAGTCGTTTGGTACGCCACATGATTTAGCTTCATTATATGGTAAGGGTAGAACAGGGATGGATATAGAAGGACCAGTACCTGGTGGATATGATGAAAAACGTCCAATTGGTCGTCCTGAAGAAAAATCATCAATTGTTAATACACAAAAAGACCCATTAGGTAAAGATAGATTAGGTGCTGGTGAAAATGGTTCGTTATATACTGCTAATGCTCCTGAAGAAGGTAGCGGTACTCCAAAAGCAATGTTTGAGATGAAACGACATAAAGGATTATTTGAAGGATTTGCAATACCACGTAAAGAAATAGTATTTGAACCCGAACAAGAATCATCATTACTTAACGAAAATAATATCAAGGGCATATAATAACTACATATTTATAGGTAGTAATTTCTATGGCATACTTATACCGACATATTAGATTAGATAAAAACGAACCCTTTTACATTGGTATAGGTAGTGATGAGTATAAAAACCATGAAAGAGCATATAGTAAATTTTGTAGGAATAAATATTGGAAATATATTACTAACAATACACCTTACGAAGTTGAAATAATGTTGGAAGATTTAACTTGGGAAGAAGCTTGTGAGAAAGAAATAGAGTTTATTAGATTATATGGACGTGATGATTTAAAGGAAGGTTCACTAGTAAACATGACTAATGGTGGTGATGGTTTTAAAGGACCTAAAACTTTAGAACATCGTCAAAAACTGGGAAAAAATTCACCTATTGGTCCTCAACCTAACAGAAGAGTACCAAAACCTAAATTACAAGGAAGAACATCTCCTAATTTAGGTAAAAAACATAATAATATAGTACAAATAGAATGCCCACATTGTAATAAAATTGGTAACAAGTCAATTATGACAAGATGGCATTTTGATAATTGTAAAAATATATAATGAAAATTAAACACAGCAAATATAAAAATACTGGTATCTTATTCGAATTATTAGTGCGCCAAATCGCATCAGACACTGTGTCTGGTAAAGATTCAGCTGCTATCGGTATTGTTAAAAAATTCTTTGGTAAAACTGAACTAACAAAAGAGCATAAGTTATATCAAGCGTTAATCACAAGTAAAGCTTTAACTGAAGGTAAGGCTGAATCATTAATTAATTCAGTACTTGAACTTTCTTCACGTCTTAATAAGACGGCTTTACGTAAAGAAAAGTACAATATTATTAAAGAAATTCGTAGTCATTATGATATCGAAGGATTCTTTAAAGCAAAAATCAGCAACTATACACAATATGCTGCTGTATCTAATTTAATCGAAGCTCATGGATCATTAGAATTCATTGAGCCTTCTCAAGTTATCGATAACAAAGTAACATTACTTGAACATATTACTCGTAAAGAAGTTAATGTTGAAGATGTAAAAGATCGCGTGTTAGAAGAATACAGTAAAATGGATTCTGGTACACGTATCTTAGCATACAAAATGTTGTTAGAGAAATTCAATGAAAAGTATGGCGATTTAACACCTGCACAAAAATCAGTGTTAAAAGAGTATATTAATAATGTTACTAATACTATTAAATTAAGAGAATTTGTTAATGAGCAATTTGCTTCTATTAACAAACAATTAATAGAATTAATCCCTACAGTAACAGATAAGACAACTCAAATCAAGTTGACTGAAGTAGCTACTCTATTACAACCGTTAGATAAAAATCAAAATGTAAAGGATGAAAATATTATTTCTCTTTTACAATACCACCAATTAATTGCTGAATTAAAAGCTGTTAAATAAATGGATAAATTAAAGGAGTATATTAAGACCTTAGTACGTGAGTTATTAGATGAAGAATCTACATCTGCAGGTGCTGGTCCTTATTCTACTCCATTTGCTTTTTCTAAAGGTAACGGACAAAATGCCGCTACTAAGTATGCATTAAAGTTAGGATATAAATTAGCAAAAAAACCAACTACATCAAAAGTAGTAGATTATAAAAAAATATTTGAAATGAATATACAAGATATAGTTAAACAAGAATTGTTGAATGAGTCAACTTATAAACAATTTAAAAAAGAAGTTAAACATAGAACTAAAGCTGAACAATTGCATAAAGCAATGCGTGAGGTAAAAAGAAAAATAAACGAAATTGATCGTATTGTTGATTATACTCAACGTATGAAACAAGAATTGAGCGAAGGTGATGGTGTAGAATATTGGGGTAGAACAGAAAAAGCTGTTGCTCAAATTTCTGAAATGGTAAATCATTTAAACACTAAAATAAATAACCTTAAACAGTAATGGCAAAGGCTAAAGCAGCAGGAAACCCTCATAAAGTTTCTTTTGGCAAACGCAAATCTGGACCAGGTACATCACAAAAATCATTTAATAAACATACTCCAAAGCCAAAAGCTTACAGAGGACAAGGCAGATAATATGAAAAGTATACAAAACCAATACAACGACTTAAAAGAAGGTAAAATGTCACAAGCAAATTTCATGAGAAATTTACGCATGACTATGCCTCA